AGAGAGAATTGTTTGAGATTTTTGTCAGAGCCATAGGATTAAACTCCTATCAATGCTTTAACTTCTTCTTCGGTTAAACCCAAGTCTATTAGTTTTTGTTTACCTGATGCTTTAGCTGTAATTATATTTGCTTCTTCATCTTTTAATTCTTGTATCTTTGCATCTACTTCTGCTTTAGTTGGCATTGTTGCACCATCTTTAATAATCTCTATACATTCGTAACACATTCTATTTTCATTAGGAATTTTATTTCCTTCTGCATCTACTTTTTTCCAACCATACCAATTAGGTGTATCAGTATTAAAACTATGTAATGCGTCTTGTAAATAATCTTTTTGCATTTTATGTATCTCCTAATCTAATAAATTCAAAAGATGTTCTATTTTTATCTGATGCTCCAACTAATATACTTGTTCCAGCCACATCATCTGTTGTAAACTTAACTTTTACATTTGTTATATCTGTAACATCTACTAAAGTAGAACTATGTCCTTGTGATGCTGTGTTACTAGCCGCACCTTGACCTGAATCTGCTCTTGCCGCTTCTGAATAAGTAGAATTGTCAGTTGTAACTTTTGTAATAATTCCAGCAACTAAATCTGAATATAATGAAAAAGTAGAAGTACATCTAACCATATATATTCCTGTTTCAGGAAAACTAAATATACCAGAGCTTTCTGTCATACCTGTTCCTATACGACCATAAGAAGCATTATCATTTCTTTCTAAATTAGTTGTTATATCAGCATTTGTACCAGCAGCTTGATTAGCTGTTAATCTCCATTCATCTGCTTGTGTAATTCCTTGAGTTACACCAGATAGCTTAGCACTTGTAACACTACCATCTGCAAGTTTACCTGTAGTAACTGTTCCATCAGCAGGAGTAGTAATTAATCCTACCCCAATATGATATATCCAATCGCAAGTAGAAGTACCAGGTACAGCAACACCAAAGTTTATGGTTGAACCAGATACAGTAAAGTTGTTGGCTTGAACGACACCATCAATAGAAACAAGAACATTGTTTGCACTAGAAGGTGTAAAGTTAACGCTATTCTTTTGTAATGTATAAGAGGAAGAACCATCAAAAGTAATTGCGTCAAGAACTTCTATGTTGCTTAACTTGTCTGTATCTCTACCTATATATGCCATGTGTTATTCTGGTTTTGTAGGATATACTACTGAGTTTACTTCTTCAACTGTAGTAAGTCCGTTGGTTAAATCTCTTAAACTTTGTCTGTAAGTTTTCCAATCAGTAGGAATATCTGTTCCAGCTTCAAGGTTTTTAGTTACAATGTAATCTGTATCTTGTAATAGTTTATTTCTTTTAGCTCTTAAATCTGCTATAGCTCTGTCATAAGCACCATTGTTCCATGCAGTTTCTTCAGCTTGTCTTGCTGTAATTTCTTCAGCAGTTAAATTTACTCTAATTCCATTTATTAATTTTGTACTCATTATTTTGCCATTCCGTAAAGTGTAAATTCACCAGTTAAAATATTTCCTGATGACATTTGAAATTTTAATTGATTGATTGCAACATCTCCTGGTACAATAAATCCTGTATCCCAAGTATAGTCATCTGTTTGGTGTTTTGATGTATATGTACAATTACCAAATTTATTTCCAGTACCACTGCCTCCAGTATCATTTGCTCCAAAAAACCAAAATTCAAATGAACCATTACCATTGTTACCTAAATCTGTTCCCATTTGAACAGCACCAGCAATAGTATTTTGTTCTGCACCTGAAGCTAAATCATTTGTAATTCTACAATAAGTTCTTCCAGAATAAGTATCGTTTGTTTTATAGCTAGAACCACCATCTTCAGAAAAATACATATAAGGTTCAGCGCTTTGAGTTACTGGTTTAACCTTATGACCAATTAATAAATAATTATCATAAGTTGATGATAAATCAAAAGAAACACTAGCATCACTACTAGCTGATGCTGAAGAAAGTTTTACTAAACTTCCACCTACTCCTGCTCCTAAACTATCAGATACTAATTTTGTTATTGCCATTATTGACTATCTCCTAATCTTTTAAACATAAAATGAGTTTCATTTTTGTCTGTATCTCCATGTACAGTTGAACTTGCACCTACACTACCTAAATCAAATTTAATTCTGAAAGTTGTTGCGTTAGTAACATTAACTAAACCACTTCTAGTAGAACCACCTCTATAAGTATTACCACCAGTATAATGAATATATATTGAATCATAATTTGAACCGCTATCGCTTGATACTAATGCTTCTATGGAAATTGTGTCATTACTTGGTGTTGCGTCTATGTAACTTGTAATTTCATAAAGTCCAGTTGATGGAAAAGTGAATACTCCAGAACTTTCTGTCATACCTGTTCCAATTTTTGCAAATGTTGCATCATCTGGTCTTTCTAATGTAGCAGAACTTCCTAATGGACTTTCATTTGCAGTTACATCAGCAGTTAATCTCCATTGGTCAGCTTCTGTAATTCCTTGTATTACACCTGATAGCTTAGCACTTGTTACAGAACTATCAGCTAATTGACTTGTACCAACTGAACCTGCTGGTGGATTTACAGTTTGTAATGCTTTTCCTAAAAACACACAGTACATATCATCACTTGCAGATGTAGCAGAAGTTAAAGTTAAACTTGTACCACTTGCAGTGTATGCAGTAGTGGGTTCTTGTCTTACAAAGTTAATAAAGAGTGCAATCTCATTTTCGTTTGCGACAGGATTATCTAAAGTGTACGAAGTAGTAGCACTTGTCGTAAAGTCCTGTTTAGCAAAACTTGTAAAACTGTCTGCTGGTTTATTTCCTATAAAAGGCATTTAATCTCCTTATGAACTAATTGCATCTACTGTAGATACCCAAACATCTAATGATGAAGCTGTATCAGATATCACCTTTAAAGCATCTCCAGATTGAACCACAAATTTAGCACCACCATCTAAGACTTGAAGTGATGAACCACTTGGGATTGGAGCATCTTTAACTAGGTAAATATCATTTGCACCATCATTGATATATACTGATGCGACAACAGCAGAACCTGTAACATTAGCTACTGAAATACCTACAACTGTGTCATAGCTATCAGCACTAAACAAAGTAGCAGCACTTGTGCCTACATCGTTGCTTGTATATCTTCTAAAGTTTTGTGCCATATTTATCTCCTATATTATAATGCGATTGCCATAGCAATAGCGAATCCTGGACTAGCTGCGTCTATGTTTGTTAATTGACTACCATCAACAGCAGGTAGTTTTGCTGTTCCGTCTAATTGTACTACATTGTTAGCTGAAGTTCCAACATCTTGAGTTGAAGCTGTTCCTAAACCTGAAATTTTAGTATTAGCTATAGAATTAACAGCTAAACTAATAGTACCAGAAGAAGTGATTGGTGAACCTGTTACTGTAAATTCTGATGAACCAGAATCTGCTACAGCAACTTGAGTTACTGTTCCACCTGAAGATGGGAATACTTGTGTAAAGGTAATATCAGAAACACCTAATGTTGCTGACGTATCAGTTGTGCAAAGGAATAAATCATCTGCATGAGTATCACCTTCTTGAACAACAACGATTTGTCCTGCAAGTTCTGCAATAGAATCATAGTCTGTATTTCTTGAAGCAGTGCCACTTGCAACAACAGTATAAATACCATTGTCAGCTACAGTGGTTTGGTTTTTAACTAAAACTTTATTACCTGTTACTAATGTAATTCCATCTAATGTATCTCCATTTTGAAGATCAGCAGTTAAATCAATATTAGCAGTTGTTGCAACTCTACAAATAATTCTAGTTTTTAATCCTGCAACTAAATTATCTACATAGATTTTTGTAGCTGCATCTGAATCTGAACTTGGACTTCCAAGTCCTGTTACTGCACCACCAGAGATAGATACGTTGTTTGCATCTTGAGTTGCAATTGTACCTAGACCTAAAGTTGTTCTTTGCGCTGAAGCATCTGCATCATCTAATAATGCTTTACCAGCAGTTGTTAAATCATAAGTACTAGCAGTACCTGATCCTGTAAATTGAATACCTTTATTAGCCGCACTTGTTAGTCCAGCAATCGCTGCTAACTCTGCATCATATGCTTGTACGTCTGTTCCAATTGCTAAACCTAAATTTGTTCTAGAAGTTGCTGCATCTGTTAAATCAGATAAGTTATTTGCTTTAACAAGTTTAGCATCTAATTGAGTTTGTGCATTTGAAGATAATGTATTGATATAACCAAACTCTGTATTTGAAACTGAACCATCATGAATTTTAGTTGCGTCAATGGCAGCAGAAGTATTAATATCTGCGTTTACAATTGTATCGTTTGCAATCTTAGCTGAAGTAACAGCACTATCATTAATCTTTGCTGTAGTAATTTGAGAGTCTGCAATATGTACAGTATCAATTGAACCATCTACATAATGCTCACTATCTATACTATCATCTGCAATCTTAGCATTTGTTACAGCATCTGCTGCTAATTTAGCTGTTGTTACACTTCCATCTGCTAGTGTAGCTGTCGCAACAACACCATCAGGAATTGATCTGTTTGTTGCTGATAGTGCAGCAAGATAAACTGTTATAGATTCGTTTTGTAAATTTCCAGAATCCCATGTAATAGTAACAGTTGTGTTTGTAGAAAATGTTGAACTAGCAATTGTTCCATAAATTGTACCAGTAGATGAACCCACTGCTTTTACTCTACGATTAGCATGATAGATAGAAGTTACATCTACTCCTGCTACTGTAAAACTTGTAGCACTTGCATAAGCAATAGTAAAAGATGCATCACCATCACCATAAATAACCCATTGGCTATCATTATACCATTCTCTTATATCTTTTAATAAACCTCTAAATGCATCATTAATATTAGAAGGTAACATACCTTCTGCAATACTAATTCCACCTACTGAAGTATTACTTGCTGCTGTTGTTGAATAATCTTTTATACCTGCCATATTAATTCATGAACCATGTAAAAACTTTATCAGTTTCTACGTTGTTTTTGTTTATTAAACTATTAACAGATTCTTCTAACTGTCTTTGGAAAAACTCTTGTGTTTCAAAAGAATATCTTACGTTATCGATATCTCTTTCAGTTACATCTGCCATTATCTTAATCCTGCTTTACTTGCTATTATATCAATACCTTGCGCATGAGTAAACAAAGTGCCAGAAGGTACTTTAACATTAGCTCTAAAATATCTACCAGATTGACGAACTGGATTAATACCTGAATTATTCATTGATACTGAACTAGATTCAACTGGTGTATCAGCTAATCTATCTCTTGTTTTAATTGTTACTGTTGCTTGTGCATCTACAATAGGTCTAACTTGTTGTATATTTGCTCTAAAATTAGGAAATGGCTCAAATTCTGTAGTTTCTAATTCTATTTGATTTTGTGTACCAGAATAAATTGCTGCTTTATAATTAATATCTATTGCACCAAGATACAATTGTCCACCAGACCAAAAATCAGTATCTAAAGCAATATTAATATTCTCTAAGTTTTGAGAAATAATATCCATTAATTCAACTGTATATGCACCCACAAATTGTGAAAATATAAATGATGCATTAGATTCAGCTAATGACCATTTTTGTGTTGCATAATTATAAATTAAAAGTCTATCACATATACCAGTTGTATTACTATCATTTTGTACAGATGGATATAACCATAAAGCTAATTGATTAAATGGATCAACTGCTGCGCATATTCTATCACTAAATGCTTTATTTAAATCAGCATCAAAAAATCTATTTACTTTTTCTGCACCAATAGGAATAATACTATCTCCATTAATTTCAAAGAAACCATCATCTGCATAAAAGAATACTTGTCTATTATCTTGGCAAACAGTTTTACCATATACTGAACCTCTATTAGGTGAAATAACTGAAAATCTAAATACTGTTGCTCCACCAACAAAATCCATACGAACTATTTGATTTTGTCTAAATACATATCCAACTTCACCTGAAGTTATTGCTACAATTTCTCCACCTGATCCAGGTAAGTCTTGTTGATCTGCTAATTTTTTACCAGCACTCCAAGTTGTAATATCATTAATACCAGACCATTGTACTCTGTTTTGATTTGCTGATTGATTACCTGTAACTAAAAAATCTCTAATGACTCCAGATGTTTTAAAGTTTGGTGGAGTTCCGTCTGTTGCAATTGAAGATAAATCTGCAAAGTTAGTTGATGTACCCATTAAAAAATATTGAGGTGCATCTATACCATTACTTGCAATAATATAATTTCCAAATTGTGAAAATGTCCAATAGTCTGTATTGCCACCAGTTAAAGATCCTTTTCTAGATGTAAAAGTTCCTCCATCTAATTGATATAAATCAGTATTTGTTGCAACAAAGTTATATACGTTTCCTGCATTATCTCTAAATGAACCACCACCTCTGCAATCAGCTCCAATATTATTAGTAGAGTAATTAACAAGAGAAGGAAATCTTTTATAAGACTTAGCAGCATGATAAACATTTGTAGCTACATTTGCTCCAGGATTATTATGTTTGGGTTGATCTGGTAACCATTCTCCAAAAGGAACTTGCATAGTTACCTCGATGATTTTCTACGATAGAATGATAAATCTGTACCAACGTCTGTTCTTTGAACAGTAGGTGATGCGCCATATGAGTCTGTTCTATCATTGTTCTCACATCTTTCCATAGCTGCTTGATACATTCCTAACCATTGTTGTTGTTGGCCAGGCTCGATACCACCCAAGAAATTAGATGCATGATACAAACTACCATAAAGATAAATAGCAGGATGGTTTGCAAGAATATAGTTAGAAGCATTTGATGCAGAGAGAGCAGGAAATGCTTTATAGTATTGAAGGTAACCTGTATACGAAATGTCAGGCGATGGAGCAAATCTAAAACTTTCTGTACCATTATCTGATTCTATTGTATAAACTCTAGGTAGTCCAGTCGTACTTGCGCCTTTTATTTTAAATAAGTTAGCTGGTGATATATATTCTAAATGATATTTTGTATCTCCAGATAAAATATAAAATGATCGTGCAGCAATAAATCCAGTTGGTAATTCTATTGTTTCAGCATTGATTGTAATAGGATCAATCTGTTCCATTTGTCTAATTCTTAATTTTGCATTAAAGTCAGCTTCACAAAGAGTAATAAAATCTCCAGATATTTCTGTAGTTAAATCAGATCTGTTTAACCAGTTTGCAATTGATGATTGTAATTCTGTATATGTTGTTAATGCCATTAAAATTTTCCTGATGCAGTTCTAAAATATCTATAGTCACTGCTATTAAGTTTTTCTTTTAAAATTTTTTTTCTTACTTCGTCTGGCAAACCAAACCAATTGTTTGTGCCATTGTATTCTTTTGCCCAAAGCGTTAAAACAAGCGTAGGAACACTAGCAACTCGTTTCATGTCTTTGCCTACATTGTAACCAGAATCGCCTTTATTATATAACTCTTTATTTTTTTTTAAGACTTTATCTGTATTTTGAGATTGTTTGACAGTAAGTTTACCATCAGATTCAAAATAGTATTTAGTACCATCTGGATCTACTGATCTTAAAATACTCATTACTCACTTAATTCAGTTATATAAACATTTGCAGTTCCAATAGCTGCTAATTTTTCTCCTTCAGATACTTTAAAATACTCAACATCATCTGCTGGTATATAAATATTTGAAGTTGTTGCAGTTGGATTTACACCTATTTCTACATGAACATCAGCATCAGTTATTATTCTAACGTATTCAATGTTAGCACCAAAAACTGCTGTTTGTGATGATGTTCCAGTAGATGCAAGTTTTAATGTTCTTACTGGCCTCATACCTATATGCATATTTTTTCTCCTATAAGTTAAATGATGGGGGAAATTAATCCCCCACCAAAGTATTGTACTACGAAGTAGTTAAGTCGTAAACTCCACCAGATGCAGCTTCATTTCTAGAGATTAGTGTGAACTCGACAAGCATTTGTCTTTTCTCACTGTCACCAGTTTTTGATAGCTCATGCATAGTGAAATCTCTCAAGAATCCGATAGACCAGTAGTCCATGTCTAGGACATGAGCATCTCTATCTCTTGAGAATCTGTTAGGTACAACTTCTAAGTCACCAAAATCAGAAGAATATACATCGATTGAAGTATATAAAGTTTTATCTTCTGAAGCATCGAACCTAGTTGATCCACCAGTAAAACCAGAAATTTTCTGTTTATTGAATGGGCCTACCATGATTACAGATGGGTTACCACCTGCGTTCCATACGTTTTTGATAACAGTTTTCAAGTTAGCTTCTGTTAAAGCTTCTGGAGTACCATCAGTTCTAGCAGTGTTACCTAAACCACCTGAAGCACCATCTGATGCAAATACATCGTTTGATGCAATCCAAGAGTTGATAGAACCAAAAGTTCTAGCAGTACTAGCGTCACCAGACGCTTCTGCTTGGTTTGCTAATAAAGTAGCTTCCATATCTCTTTTTAACTCTTTAGATTTTTTAGCAATTTGGTATGCTAATTCTGATGCTCTACCAGCTTTATCTACAGCTTCTTGAGTACCAGTT